ATACTTAAACGTTTACCAACGCTAATTCAGCAAATGCATCAACCGCGATCACTAAAATGAATACAATCGCGGCGGCGAATAATGATGGAAATTGTGACAAATTGAACCAAAGCGTATAAATCGTGTACATCGCGGGATAACTCATGAGAACGCTAAACAACAACGCGCCGATGTATAACGGGCGCGCTAATTTTTTCTCTCGATAGTCCGGCAATTGCGCCGTTAGCTGAAGCACCACGCATACCGCTTCGACCATCAGCGCCTTGTAAAAATTATCACTATCCGCGCTGATGTGAAAGAAAATATCATAAAGCGATGACGTTGGTGCAAAAAACGAGAAAAAGTAAAACTTCCCGACCGCGTTCCAAACAATAAGCAATAACGCAAATGCAGGAATGATGTACGAAGTGACTGTTTTAATGTTGTTGCGATCAATGCGCATACGTTCCTCCTTTGATTACATCAAACTCAACTCATCTCTTTGAATATTTCACTAAACTGAATAGCCACCCCGTCTCGATCATACACGATTGACGACGAAACAGGTTGCGTCTGCAATCGTTGCGTATCGTGAGCAATTGCGTGTGGTTGCGTTGCTTGCGCAATGCTATAAAGCATCTCTTGAACATCAGTGTACACTTGCAGTAGTTCGGTGTAGACGCGATACGCAGCGATAACGAGCAACGTTACCGCAGCCGCAAACCCGAGCACGCCCCACAGCGCAAGAAGATACATGGTTTCTTGCGCAACGAATGTCATAAACGACAACACGAATCCCCCGCCTACCCACCAGACAAACGCTGGCAGCGCGTGTCGCTCAATGCGAGCGATGACGGGGAATGGTTCGGTCGGCTGATCATCCAGTACTTCACGCTGCGACTCCATATTAGTCACCTCTATCGAAGCGAGGCTGCGGAGTAATTGTGATTATAGCACAATTGTGCAAAAAGTACAAGTGTAGTTGCGCATGCAACTAATTGCGTATAGATAGTGCACATGTGTGACCATTTCTCGGTTATAACTGCGAAATATCGCTAATCGAAATCCCTAACGCCTCCAATGTGCGTTGCATCTTCGCCACCTTCGCTTCCAATTCATCGTGTCGTTGTTGCAATGCATCGTACTCCTTCTGTAGCGTATAGTATTTTTCTTGCCATTCTGATACGCGCTTACTCATCAATTCGAGTTGTTGATATAACTCTTCGCGTAATTGCGATACACGTTGTTGATAGTATGCCGCAGTTTCTTCTCTAATTTTCGCGGCTTGGTCTTGCGCAAATACAACACGATCCCACGCCTTTTCTAGTTTTTCCTCTAATTCCGCGATCCGCTTATACGATGTGCTTAGTAATGTTTGTTGCGCAACGTTACGCTCTTTTAACCGAGCAGCAAGCATTCCAAATACCGCCGTTGCAATGGAAGACACGGCGGCAGTGATTGCAGTGATCACTTCGGGCGATAGCGATTGCATACATGCACCTGGTGGTTAGTCAGATGAAGGTTCGATTTGGATAGATTGCACAACCGGCGGTTCCTGCACCACTGCTGCTTCCCGCGCTTGCTGGTCACGTTCACGCTCGAAATCCGTACCATACAACCGCGCGACCGTGTCTTTCGACAGTACGCCGCGATCCAGCAAATTCGTTGCGTATTGAAGCAATTGCGTAACGTCGGCGGTGACAACCGGCGCAAAGAGCGGTTGCGGGATCGACACCATCCCGTTAGCTTCTGCGACATCGCGAAATACTGCTTCGACCCACCGGAGCACATCGCGATGAATGTGCCGGATCGCTGACAAAATCCCTAACGCCGCCACCTGATTATCTGCCGAGTTGCTGCGTTGCGTCTCGCCAACCGCGAGAATGCGCGGAAATCCCAAGGCAAAAAAGATGTCTTGAATAACGCTTTCGTATTTTTTATTATCAATTAATTCGCTAAACGGCGGCACGATCCAGGAAATATCTACGGTATGGTTGGTGAAAAGATTAAATAACACGCCATCGGAACTTTGCTGCAACGCTTGTTCTGTCGCTTCAATCGCCTGATCGTCCGCTGGAAATTTATCATTTCCCACTTTAATATGACGAAATGCCTCAATGGTACGAGCGGCGATAGCACGATCAACGCGATGCATAAGATGCTTGCGTTGCAACGCCTCTAGCGCCGGTTCGACGTATGGCTGAGGATACAGGTATGCCGGCAACAAATTGCGAAAAATCACCGGCGTCTCTAATCGGAACAACGTCTCCCCCGCTTTGATCCGTTTTACATAATCAGGAAACTGACTCGTCAACAATTGAAACGTTTTCGGGTCTTTTGTGCCGTCGGGGTACATTCCGCCTGACAGCACGAAGTGAATGTCGCTTTGTGAGATTTGCACAAAAACCAACGGTTCGCCGCCGATCACGTTGGGTTGCAGCACAATGTTCATCGCATCGCGAACCCAAATCGACGACGGTACGAGATAGCGGGTTCGGCCAAGTTCACCAGAATTGCCCCCAATCCGGTTTCCCATCATCCGCGTTAGTTCATACTGCGGAACCGCCATGCCGTCAATCAAATATGACAAAATAATGTGAAAGATTGATGGTTGCAGCGTTTTGGCAACCGCACGAAAGAAGGCAACATGTTCATCCGAAAGCTCATAACCTTGCAATAATTCTCGTGAAACACGCAATTCCGTGGTTGCAATTTCGGCTAATCGCGTAACAACGGTCGAAATGATAGGATCAACGCGATAATAGTAGCGGGTTGCGCGGATAATTGCGCGATAGTCAGCCGAAGATAACGCAGTCGAGCCAGAACGAAACCCGCGAAACCCAGCAAGCGGATGTCCCTGTGACGTGTCAAGCGTTTGAGAACAAGAACGTGCGTTCGGTAGTTGGCTCATCGGTCTCTCCGTAAGTGGTGTATCATTGATCTATTTGTGCGATTGAAACAATCCCCTCGGCAGCGCAAGCCGGCGGCGAATGCGTTGTGTCGCCTGACTCTTGATCGCGACCGCGAAACAGATCAACGCGGCAAATTGGTGATCGTTCGGTGATTGACCATGTCCTTGCTCGGACAGAATGAAATACGACGACGATCCACCGCGTGAAACAACTCGCGTAATGCGTTCAATCTCCGAAATAAGTTCCTGATCAACTTCTGGGAATACAATCATTCCATCTGAAACCATTTGCACAAGCGTCGCTGCACCCACAGACTTGACGTAATCCGTGATCTCTTCCCCTTGTGCATCATATCCAATGCTCATCTTGCCGTGAAATTGGACGCTATGAACGACGGTGCGGTAGTAATTGCGGTCGTAATGCTCATTGTGCTGCAACGTATGCACAATATGCAATCCGCCGCCGCCGCTGCTCGTGTCAATCGCAATAAGCGTTGGTTTGTAACTTGTCGCCAACCAATCTATAATTTTCACTTGCGTGTCGAAATCTACACGTTTCAAAACCACTTTATGCGCAATTTGCCACGGTTGATCTGTGTTTTTGCCAAGGATAATGATAACGGTCGGATCGACAAATCCACAGTCAATGCCAAACGCGATAAGCTGATATGGCAACGGCGGACGCTCGATCACGGAATAGTACGGTTCGCCAATTTTTAGCTCTCGTTCCGTGTAGATCGATGGCGTGTAGTCAATTGGTTTCGTTTGAATTTGTTCGCGATGCAACAATACTTGCACTGCTTGGCCGTGGTTGCCCAAGACTAACTGTTGATACGCATCGGATTGTTCCCCTCCATACCGTTTTTTGTTCAATTCATCCTGCTCGATAGTGTAAAATGGATTATTCGGGGCCGGAATATGATATTCTTTAAATCCTGATGATGGTTTACTTGCAAAGTACAATAATGAATTGCGCATACCGTTGGGTACGCCCGTGACAAATGCTTGCGCGCTTTGCTCCCAATCGTTTAATGCTGGTGCAGCTTGTTGCCAGCTTTCTTCTGAAAATAATTGCGCTTCATCAATGTACATTTTGCCAACATGCAACCCGACTAATTGATTATTTCCGATACCGGTGCTCCGAACACGCAATAGCACTTGTTCGCCCGTTGGAAACCGAAAATCAAAAACGCCATCGGAACGATTAATATTGTGAACATAGTGGCGCAATAATGGAGACGCACGCAACCGGTCGTACAATCGTTTCATGATCGGTTCAACCTGCGCCTCGTTATTAGCCAACAAGAGAACCTCTTTTGTGTCCGGCAGTCGCGTTTCGTGCTGAAAAATATCGCACAAAATGCGATCTTCAACGAAAAGTGAATTATGCGAAACAACAAAATCTGACAAATACACGTGATGGTCGTGCACTTGAATAGCATAGGTAAGCGTTGACGGTTGTTGCGTTATGCTAACGACGGGATCGAAAAAATACCAGTCGTCGGTATAATTCGACGGGGGAAGAACAGAAGCAACCGCAACGCCCGGCACGCGAAACTGCTTGAAAAACCGGAACAGTGCGATGGGATCATCAATGATAATGGTCGTGTTGACGACGCGAAAAAACACACCAAATCGCAGTAAAATGCGGCGCAAGATGTGAACATTTAGTTCCGTGATGACGTCAATTGTGATAACATTCCGCGAAATATCAGCGTATTGTGCAAACAACGCTTCGATAAACGCGCGAAATTGCTCTTTTCCTTCATTGAACAGTTCGCTGGGCAGCTTTGTTTGCTGATGCACTGAGAAATGATAGTCCGTATTGAACCGTTTCGCGAAATATCCGAAGGTTCTTCCCATACGTTTAGACACATCGCTGAGCATCCAGTAGTATTTTTTGCCGCGCATGAGTGCAATTGCGCCATCAGATCGCTCGTAAAAATCAATATTGAGCGATTGCGCAATGCGAGCAATATCATCACGCACGTGCTTTGTTCGCGGATACAATCCGATCACTTTTTCGTCAGGTTCGAGAAACCAATATCCTAGTAATCGTAATTCATCAGGCTTGGTAAACCCGCGTTCATAGACTAACCCGTCGGGAATAGTACCAACAACCGCGATTTCATCACCTACCTTTACCTCGCTTAATGCAATATATCCGTGCCTTGTCAATAACGGGTGTTCTTTTGTTGCTTCGATGCTATACCCTGATTTTGTCGTCACGCGAAACACCGGTTTACGCCCGTTGTAAAAAAGTACCGCCGGCGCGTTTACTAATTTCATATCCTTTGTGACGGCAATGATTTCAAACGGAACGGGTTTCGTGGGAATAAGCACCCGCCGCCGCTCGTACTCTTGGATAATTTGCCCGATTTTTTTCCAACCAAATGGCGTCAAAACCTGTGCAGTCGCCGGCTGGCATTTCCCGATTGCGCGACCGCCACGCGCCGCGACTGCTGATGATTGATCCGTCAACAAATCTTTCTGATACCAACGATACGAAAACGTGCGTTTGGGCCAGAGATGCCGCTGGGTTTGGCCGTCTTTCGTATTGCGCAAAAACTCGCCAAACCATACCGGATCATCAAGAATTTCAAGTAACGCAAGTTCGCTTTCAGTTAATTTCTGTGTTATTGCCATGATCTGCTACTTCTGTATCGTTAATAACGACAATCGCATCTTCGATGTCGATACGTTCTTGCGCGGGCGTCGCCGGTTCTTGTTCTTCCGGCTCGCTTTCCAACACGACGCCTGCTACGTTGCCCGTCACGATTGGATTGATCTTTCGCGCTTTCGCGGGCCGGATCGAAACCGGATAGTTTTTCCGCCATTTGTATTCCTTCGGCTTGAGGTCGAACCAAACCGAGCGTTCATCACGTTCGATCGCCACCATGTCGCCACATTGCGAACATTGAAATGCGACAACGTATCGTGTGTGATCGTGCACCGGAGCAAACCGACCAACCATGACGTGACATTTTGGGCAGATAACTCGTGTCAATCGTTGATCGATAAACTGTTTCGCCGCTTCTCGCAACGCCGCGATGTACTCCGGCACGCTATCCGATCCGCTTGCCCGTCGCGTTTTGCGATCTATTCCGAGCTGCCGCTCTAATTGTTGATTCGTCGCAAGCAATTTTTGAATAAGTTGCGTTGTTTTTTCAATGCTTGCCGGATCGAGCGACTGGCTATCGCTCATTTCCTGTAACATTTCGTGCAAATCCTCGATAATGAGCGCGTTTGAGATCAAGGCGCGAAGATTATCTTTGTCATTCGCGCTGTTAACCGAACTCAAATCATACGATTGTTCATATTCTGCGAGTTTGTCGCGAAATCGTTGCTCGAAAGATCGACGTTTCATAGAAAGATTATGTGCACTTTCTCGCGAGTTTCAGTGTGGTTCTGTTACTATCACAGAAACGCAAAAATAAAAAACCGGCACGATGGCCGGAGGGAAAAAAGAAGAGAGCGACGATAGTTGTCGCTCTCCCTCTTTCAACATCTCATCGAATGGGGCACACGCCGCCGGCACATTCGGCATCGAACACGGTCGCTTCTTGATACGCAACCGTAGCACGAGCGTTCTTCGTCCGTCGCTGCCTGATCTCTTCCCACATCGCCTGGTATGTCGTTTCGTCAATCTCTTCATACGGGGCCTGATCGAACCCATGCCTCGTGTGTCTTAGGAATGAAACCGATTTGATCGACTCTCGATAATGATCGCGCAACCACTGCTGTATCGCTGGCAACTCATCATCGCGATAATACACCGTCACGCTTACTGCATTATCCGCCCACGTTGTTGCCGCATATTTCACCATTTCTAGCTGGTCAACCGCCGAGACTTCTTTCGCAACTTTCGCATTCGATGGTGCCCGGCACGGAATAGCGACTAAAACAGTCGTTGTGTCCTCGCTTCCATCAAAATTGCGACGATATTCAACCGAATACCCCAGTGATTTCGCATAATCCACTAACGGATTTGTCGCTTCCATCGCAATTCGACGAATGAAATACGGTGCAAATGCGGGATGCACACCCGGCGTTGTACCAGCTAGCAACGACAGCGTGCCGGACGGCTTGACTGTTGTCAGACGGATCGACGGTATTACTTGTTCATTGTTCAACGAACGGAGATGCACATACCCGTCGTTGATCCAACTCAACCGTTTCGGCGAACATTGCATCCAGCCGCTGATACTCATGCCAATCCGCTGGTTGCGATGGACAACCTCGCGGCTCCGATCCCACTGGTACGGCATTTGCGTAATCGCTTTTTGCAGCTTATACAGGAGATAGATAGCGTCAAAAAATTGGTTCTTGGTATCGAAATTAGGCAAAAACAGCTCGCTTAGATTGCAAAACTCGTAGCTTTCCAGCGGGATTTCACCGCATGGATTGATGCCGGTTGCAGGGTCGAACAATTCTTCTCCGGCACGGCCATATTTCCGCACTGCATACGGATTGTATAACCCGTATGGCTCACCATTTCCGTTATACCCTTCCCAAAAGAGATCAGGTAATTCGTTAATATCTGTACAGATAACGGTATTATTCGAGAATGCCCGCCAATTCGGAATGCTGCCTAAATCCCATCGCTTTGCCTTTAGAAACTCTGCGTCATCCGCCAATCCTAACGCGATTTCCGCCG